GGAGTGTTCTCTCTGTGACCCTGCACCCCTCCCGATGGCCGATGACGATTATGGGGCGATTGAACAGAAGGCTGCTATCCTTTACAAGGAGACACCCTTCGATCCAGAAAATTCGGCATGGAACGGACCAGAAGAGTTTAAGAAGGCCAGCATCGATGCCCTGAAGGAAATGGCGGTCTGGGTTGACTCCAAAGCCCCCGAAAAGAAATCCTCCTACAAGGGCATCCACCATCGGGCGGACGGGAAGCATGCTTCCGTCTGGAAGGGTGTCCGCGCCCTGGCCTCCAACCTCATGAATGCCCGCGGGGGGATTCACATTCCCAACGCCGATTTAAAAACAGCAAGAGAACATTGTGAGGCAGAATATAAGAGGCATGGGAAGGGAGATCCGCCCTGGAAGAAGAAAGAGGGAGAGGAGTTCATGGAGGGCACAGCCGTATTGATCGCGTCCACTCCTGCAGGCAGCCCGGATGATTTTTTTAAGGTCGCTCAGAAGCTTATTCCCGACCTCGCCGAATTCTTCGACCCCGCCTACAAGCAGGACGACTGGAACAATGGCGGAGCAGACGGCGAGCCGAACCTCAGTCTTACGGACAACGAGTCCGTGGACATCCAGATGGTCGACGGCGATGAGATCAGGAAGAACAACCGGGACGTTGACTTCACCATGGGCGGCCATCACTATGTCTACCCCGAGCTGGTCCCCGAGGAGAACCGGATCATCATTGATAGCCGGATGAAGGACGACGACATCCTGGCCACGAAGTGCCATGAGTTCATCGAGCGCGAGCTGATGAAATATTACGGTATGGAGTACAACCCCGCCCATGAGATCGCCAACATCGGGGAGGGGGGCGTTCGGCATATCCTCGCCGACGAAGAGGACGGGGGACACGCCGGCAACGGCAATGATCATCGGCACTATCACCAGCATGGCGGGGATCATTCCCATAATCGATCGGGGAGCATTACTTCCCTTGACTGGGAAAAGGACGCAGTTTTCATGACAGCGGAAATATCAAAAGAGGCTATCGCGGAGATCTCCGACGTGGCTCAGAAGAAGGACTTCAAAGCCCTCGAGGAGATCGCTAAAAAATACGGCCTGACCCTTATCAGAATCCCGTCCGAGAGAGAGCAGCCGGGGCCGGACGGGAAGGTTAAGCAGGCCGCAACCCTCCCGGAAAAGGTTGAGGTGTTCAGCAGCTGGGCCAAGGAGAAAGAGGCCCTGGAGAAAATGTCCAGGGATCTTTCCGCCCAAGTGACGGCGATGGTCCAGCGGCTCAACGAGGACACCGGAAAGGCTGTCAAAGAGTACATCGACAAGCTGAAGGGCAGGGTGAACTAGCGGAATCATCATAACAATCTAACATCAAAAGGCAAGCCTCCGGGCCGATCACCCGGGGGCGGAATAAATCCGGGAAGAGGGGCAGTGTGGTGCCACACCATCATGCTGCCCCTTTTCTCTTGCCCCCCACAAGGAGGGAACCATGGAACTTGAGATCAAAAAGAAGGAAGACGGCTCGTTTTCCATCGACACGGCCAAGCTCGAGGAGTCGATCAAGACCGGCCAGATCGAGGCCATCAAGGGGCAGATCCAGTCCGCCCTGCAAGTCGAGAAGCAGAACATATTCCCCGACGGGGATGACAGGTTCTTCAAACGGGGAGAGTCGCTGATCGACACAAGCTTTTTCTACGACAAGAAGGGTTTTTCCACGCCCCGGGGCCAGTTGAGCGGCTCCCAGATGGGGGCCCGGCTGCGCGCCAGCGGCGGCCCCTTCGTCACCCTATCCCCCGCGATGGAGAAGTTCGCAGATTGCTGCCGAGCGGGATTTGACCCCAACAAGATGCTTGGGAGAGGAATCAACATCGGCGATTACAACAAGGAAATCTTGGAATGGAACAAAAAGGACACCATGAGCGGGCTGACCACCACGGACGCTGGCGCCCTGGTCCCGATCGAGTTCCTTGCCACCGTGATCGAGTTCGCCATCGGCCAGTCCCAGATCCTCCCGAGGCTGTGGAGAATACCGATGGGCGGACATACCCTCAGGATCCCGCAGCTCACCCAGTCCGCGGGGAGTTACTTCGGGGGAATCATCCTCTATCACCCGGATGAACTGGCTTCCAAGACCCTTACGGAGCCGGCCTTCACATACAAGGAGTTCACGGCGAAGGAACTCATCGGACTGATCGCCCTGTCCGATAGCCTGATCCAGGACAGCAGCATCAACATCATCAACTACATCACCGGGGTTTTTGTGCGTGCCTTCCAGTGGCAGCAGGAGAAGGAAGTCATCTCCGGCACCGGCCTCAACAATCAGATGACCGGGATCCTGAGCGACAGCTCCATCAACTCAGTCGCCCGCAAGACTCACGGAACCGTCACCTACGACGACATGATCAACCTGGAGTCGGCCCTGGATGAGAACTTTCAGGATCTCACCTACCTGACCAGAAGGGCCACCTTCAATGCCGTCCGGCTGCAGAAGGCGACCACGAACCAGCCGGTGTGGACCTATTTGTACCCGCTGCCGGGGCAGGGGTCCCAGTTCAACGAATATCCGGTGTTCAAGACCCGGAACCTCCCCGCCATGGGGACCACCGGGGATGTCATCCTGGGCGACTTGGGGTTCTATATCTGGACCGTGCGTCAGGACATGGCGATCGACCTGAGCAGGGACCGGTATTTTGAATACAACGCCACCGCCGTCAGGTTCGTGATGCGCGTCGATGGCAAGCCCGGAGTCAGCATCGCCTTCGCGGTTCTGAAGAGCACGCCGCAGTCGTAGGATTTAAACGATACTCCTGGGACGCTTCTTTCTCCCCATAGCCCGGGTCCCCTGGCGGCAGTTTCATACCAGGGGCAAAACAAACGAGGAGATCTAACCGTCGCTCCCCGCGCGGGAGCGTGGATTGAAATAAATATGAACGAACAAGACATAAAAGACATGGTGACAACCGACGACGGCACGATGGCCAAGGTCCAAATGCTCAAAGAGCCATTCCGCACGGGTGAGCCGATCCGCTACCTTCCGATCGATGAGGCGCTGAGAATGGAAGCCTCGGGGGATGGGAAGATCGTCAGAAAAAGCAATACAGAAAGTTACGAAACCACGCCGGAAGGATTGGTTGTGGTCAAAAACATCCACCAGAGTCTGATTGAGTCCTATGGCCCGTATTCGACCTATGGCCTGGCCACGGCCGAGGCTGGGGAGCGGGAGGGCAAGTGGCGGATCAGGCGCAAGGGCGAGGATCCGGCAGCCTACGATACCCGCATGATGACTCCCCGCATATTCAAAGCTTTAGGAAGGGCCGATGTCTATGGCCCTGACCATCAGGAGTACGACACGAAGGGCATAAAAAAAAAGACCGTGGCCTGGATAGAGGATAACTTCATCCGCGGCGGGGCCGAGATTTCCTCCGAGTTTGTGCGCTACGTGGGTACCCAATTGGGATTCCAGATCGAAATCATAACTCAGGGCAGCAGCGATGAAGCCATGAAAATTATCTTTTCCCGAAGCGATCTTGTCATCATAAGCAACATCTGGGGCTTCAGCCAGCTCCAGATGAGGGCCTTGCTGGAGGCCATCTATTCCGACGGGTTGCCCTATGTCAAATACGAGCACGATCACCGCGAGCTTGACCGGCCGGAGTTTTCCCGCAGGCTCTATGAAAATGCGGCAATGAACGTTTTTCTGTCCCCCATCCACATGAAAAACCATGAGGACAGGCTAGGCATCGACTTGTCGCAAAATAGTGTATGTCTGCCGTTGGCGATCGATGCGGACTTTTATCGACCGGTGCAAAATGTGGAAAGGAAAAAGGGAGCGGCATTGGTATGTAACATGCGGCATTTCAAATCCTGGACGAAGTTGCAAAACTATATTGATCAGCATCCCGAGATCAAATTTACAATTCTTTCAAATAATGGAAACCTGAATTCACGGCCTATGGTTGCGCCCGAGAAGATGCCGGAAGTCTATTCCGAGCATGAATTTCTGGTTCATCTCTTGGATGGATGGGGAGCCGGGGAGCGGGTGGTATTTGAGGCCGCACTTTGCGGCTGCCGAATCGTGGCCAATGATCATGTCGGCCATATGTCCTGGGGCCGGGATTTGGCGGACGATGCGGGGCTTAGGGAATGGCTCAAGCAGGCCCCATACGATTTCTGGAGAGAAGTGGACAAGAGGATTTCATGAGAAACGATTATTGGATGGAGAGATATGCAAAGCAGGGCCGAAAAACCGTGGCCTGTTCTGATTTTAGCGACCAGCAGTTCCAGGACTCCTTGAAATGGCTCTATAACTTCCTCCCCATTTATCTTGGACCGTACTTTATCGGTAAAACTATCCTCGAGTTGGGGTGCGGCTGGGGGAGAATATCAAAGATCCTTGGAACATTCTGTGGCAAGGTTCATGGTATTGACATAGTTTTATGGGCCATCGAGGAGGCCAGGAAATATTATCCCGAGGGCATATTTTCACTTTACGACGGAAACGAGATCCCCTACCCGGATGGATATTTCGGCGGCCTGGTTTCCTGGACGGTATTGCAGCACATAGAGCCACACCGGATTTTCCAGACCGCTTCAGAGATTGGGAGGGTGTTGCGTAAGGGCGCGTATCTGGCCATTTACGAGAATGTTTCGAAGCAGCCAGATAGCAACTATCTCTGGTTCAGGGATGCGGCTTTTTACCTCGGTCTGTTCAAAGAATTTAAGGCCCAAGAATGGGAACTCCTCCAGGGGGCTGACCACAATGACGAGGTCCACTTATCGGCCGTAATGAGGAAAGGGTGATGGTTTCCAGGCCATATAAGATTTGGTCCCCCCCTTACCAGCACAATAGTGGTGGGCTAAGGGTTTTGAGGCGCCTTGCAGATCTCCTTCGGGAGTCTGGGGCCGAAGTTGAAGTCTCAATGAAACCTGGAAACAATAACGGTGACACGGTTGC